AACGTCAACGCCGAGAAGGTTTGCAAAGAGGTCGCTGTAACCAGCGAACCTGCTGCCAACGCTCCTGCGAGCCCAACGATGCCGCCGTAGGTGCTGGTTCCATCACCCAGGAATCCAGCCTGATCCTCGGAAACTGCAAACTGGTACGCAACACTGCGGGAAATCATCTCGGCAACGGAAACGACTGCGTCTTCGTTCAACTCCGAGCTAACAAGCGTCATGCTGGCAAGCTTTTTGGCTTCCAACTTGACTTGCTGAACAATCGCATCGCTCGCCGTGATCGTCGAGTTTTCGCCAACGTAGTAGGTAGTGACTTCGCCAGCCAACTTTGGCACGATGGTGACGCTGTCGCTCATCGGCCAAACCCTGGAGTTCTGGCGGAAAACACCATACTGCTCTCTCAGTTCGATGATTGCCGCTTCCATCGGTTCTGGAACCAGGAAACCACCCTTGGTATTGTCGCCGCCGGTCATGACGGCCTTAATGCCGTTATCCTTGCAATAAGCCTTTGCACGTCGGTTGCCAAAAAGATTGGCGAGAACGTACTGACCGCAGTCGTAAGCGTCTTGCTCGCTTTTGAAGGCTTCGAGTTTACCGTGTGCCTTGGCCCGTGCTGGGACGCGGCGAGTGATCGACGTTTCCTTGGCTTCTTCGGCCTTTACGATTGCGGTGCAATGTGCATCGATCTTGTCCATGCGGTTCTTTTGCTCGACGAGGGCAGAGATCCTGCCAGCGTTTTCGCCGGAACCGACAATACCATCGACCTCGGACTGTTCGTCAGCGTTGAGATCGCGGCTTTCTTCCTTGGCAATAGCAACAATCGCTTCAACGCGTGCTTGCAATGCCTTGATTTCTTTAGCTAGTTCTTGGGAACTTTTCATTATGACCACCATTCAAGAGAAAGATTGTGGCAGTCAATAAACGCAGATAGCGGCGAGACTGCCAACGGAACTGAAAAAGTTACGTTCGCTGCCTTTGCCGCTAATCAGTTGCAAAGATATTGCAGAGTGTCGGCTCTTTGGCCGACGCTTAAACTTTACGCGAAGACGCCTAGTGTGTCAAACGAGCGTTTAATTGTGCTCGCAACATTGCTGCTTTCGCCTCGTCAAATCGACTGGCTGGCTTCTTCTTTTTGTAGTTGGATTCAACATTGCCAGTAGCAATTCCAAGATTAATTGCTTCGTCGGCGTTGATCCATGTTTCGTTGCTCATCATGGATTCGATTTCCGATTCGGTCTTTTCCATGTACTCCGCGTAAATCGCAACGAGGCTTTTGTCGTATGCTTCAAGAGCGGCGATCGTCTTTCGCAACTCCTCTTGATTTCCGAGTGCGAATGCCAACGCTCGATGGATCATGACGCGACTGCCCTGGCTCATCAATCGTTTCGATCCTCCAAGGAAAATAACGCTAGCAGCAGATGCGGCCAGGCTGTCATTGATCGTAGTAATCTCGCCAGAGTAAGATTTCATGGCGTTGTAGATACCGATCCCCTCGTCGGCAGCTCCGCCAGGCGAGTTGATGCGAACCGTAACGGGTGATCCGTTAAATGCCTTGAGTGCTTTCTCAACGGCCAGATGAGTGATCGGGTCTTCTCCCCAACCATCACCCACAACACCAGACAAAAGGATCTCGTTCGATTCGTTTTTGATTTCGATCATTTATTCAACTCCTTGAAAGGAAAAGGTTCTGTTTTGCCACGTTTTGACGGCGTTTTTGACGGTTTCCTCCAGCTTTTCTGGCTCTGTTTCGCTGGCAATCTGCACCAAAATCGCAACCGATTGTTCGCAATGAGTGCGTGCCAAGTCGCGATCTAGGCCAATCGCCTCGATCTTTTCAGCCAGCTTTGGTTCCCACTTCGCATAGTTTTTGTTGATCCAAGCCACAAAGTTTGGCTTTTTGGCGGCGTTTGCAGCGTTGTTAGCCTCTCGTTGGATCAGAGACCGGATGGTTTCTTCGACGGCCAAGCGGTTCATTGCGGAGCTGTCCTGGGACTCGCCAGAGTTTTCCTGTGTGTCCTCTTCGGTATCTGTTGGGTCGTCTTCCATCTCGCCTGGCGACTGCTCGCCGGTTGGTTGGGAGATGGCAGGATTGATAAACTCGTCTCCGCCTTCGTATGGATTAAGATCCAGCTTGGCTCGGCACTCGTTTGGGTTCATGATACGAGCGGTGATGAATGTAGACATGGCGGATGCTGTCGCCTGTAAGTCGGTCTGCAACAATGCACCGCGGTTAAACTTGAAATACACTTTGCCGCCCGACTTCTTTTCCGTTGCGTTTCTCAGCTTGATGTCGCACTGCTCCTCCATCTTTACAAGCCATTTATTCAAGGCTTGCAAATACGCCAGATTCTTTTGCTCCAAAGAGTTGTAGCTGACGCTCTCGCCATCGCCTGGCATACCTTCAAGTCCAAACAGCATGCCAATGTCCGCTCGGCTGAACTTTTGCAATTCGACAAACTGAGCGTCGTTATTGGACATATTTACAGCGTTTGCCTTTACACCTTCACGCAGTAGACCGGCCTTTCCAGCGTTCTCAGCTCCAGATTCTTGCTTATTGAATGACTCGATGAACTCTCTTGCTGCGGACTCGTTCCGGAATGATCCTGGAGGTGCTTCGAGAAATAGCTTGCCGCGGAATCCTTTACGGAGTTGGTTTTCTAGGAATCGCTGCGATTGCACTCCGGTTGAGAACGTGCATTGTGCAATTTGAAGCAGTCCAATTCCTTCGATTCCGTTGTAAGCGAATCCCGATACATGGATCACATCAGAGTCGGCAAATAGCAAATAACCGTCCTGATTGGTTTCAAACTCATCGAAAAGGTTTTTGCTGTCGTCTTTGTTTGGCTTGGTCAAATGGTACTTTTGGCCTTCGAAGATTACAGTGCGAGTCCGGTCAGGCATCATCGGAATCAGCTCAACAATCCGATCTCCATCGCGAATGATCGCAGCTCGGCCATTGCCGTACATGATCGCATGCGAGCAAATCTGTTCCTTAAACACGCTCGGTGCCTGCATCGCGTTCGGCTGTTCGCGAAGCAGTCGGTAGCCGTCGTGTTTGAGATCGTTGACTGCACCTTCGCCTGACCGCCGCTTAACGTCGATCGGCAACTGGCCGAAGTCTCCGACGATCTTGTTGTGTGCAAACCAAGCCGGAGGCAAGCCGAGTGCTTCCTTAAACCCGACGTACTGTTCGCGGTAGGAGTCTTCGGACAAACCCATCCATTTAGCAAGCTGATACCACATCGACGCCATGTTTTCTCCTAGACGACGTAAAGATTGCCGGAGGAACGTTCAGGCTCAAGGCTTGTTACGCGGTATGCCATCACCGCCGCCACAATCGGGTCGATCTTGTCTTTGCTGTCTCGTTTGTCGAACATCCAGCGATCTTGACGATCCTTGCAGATGATCGCGTTTCCTGCACACCAGCGAAGTAGCTTTGAGTCCTCGAAGACAAGCCGTCCTTCCTCCATTAGCTGAATGAAATTGCGGATCGCCTCGTTGAAGTTGCTTTGGTTCTGTGCCATGCGTGCAGCAGTTGCTCCGATCTTGCCGAGCTGCTCGCCGAGCTGCTGGCCGTTGTAGGGATCGTAGGCAACGGTCTTGATCTCGTAGCGTTCCAGATCCTCGATAAGCGACGACTGCAACTCCTCGATTGGATATTGATGCTTGACTAATTCGCCGTTGTATACCCATTGCGAAAACGGCATTACGGACAGATCACGCTTCGAATCGTCGGCGATGAAAACGTGCACACATTGCGTATGCGGCCAAATCGTCGCGGCTGCCGAGGTCAACGCCAGCTCCGACAGCGTCGGCCTGGTGCCAGTCGGCCAGTTCACCAACGCAGCGATCAAAAGCGGTGACGTCGAACGCTCGCTCCGTTGATGCAACAATTCTGTTTCCGTGGTAACGCATAAAGCGGTTGCGTCCAACGGATGTGTTCTTGTCCTCGTTCCATCGCTGCCGAAGGTAGTCCAGCTTGATCGAGATCCCAAGGTTAGGATTCGCCTTGATCCAAAGCGACTCATCTGCTGGATCATCTTCTGGATCTAGTTCGTAGATGATCGCGAACAGGCTCTCGTCCTTGAACGTGCCGTTGACGACGTTGACTGCGTAGTTGTAGTTTTCCAGCCACAGGTGCGAATCGTCTGCCCCAGCAGTCGTGATGATCAAATGCAGCGGTTGCGTCCGCGATCCAGAACCTGTAACCATCGTGTCATAGAACTTGCGATGGTGCTCTCCCCAGGCGTGTAACTCGTCCATCACCACGCAGTGCGGATTGAGTCCGTCGAATGGCTTGTCACTCGATACCTTGCGAAT